ACAGACTTAAAGGGCTAGGCAACGCAATCGTGCCGCAGATAGCTATGCAGATTGGCACAATTATAAAAGAGGTCAGCAATGTATAGGAATAGGAATAAGTACGGCGCGAAAAAGACGGTCGTCGATGGCATTACATTCTACAGCAAAGTATCCGGGCGTCGAAATTACGGAAACATAACGCTGGAGCATTGCTTCGAGGCAGTCCAGGATGTCAAATACATCACGCTCAGGCAACTGCGGAGCCCTCGCCGTGTCTATGTAATGCAGAAACATCTATTCGTTGCGCTAGCTTGCGAATGGACCAGCGAGAGTTATCCAGAAATAGGACGTTACATGGACAAGCATCACACCACCATCATGTATTACGAGCAGCGGAAAAAGACAGAGGATTTCTATGCACTATACCAAAAAGCGGAAGACCGCATCCAAGAAGAACTTGCCCGACAAGAGAGGAAGGCCAGCAACTTGTGATAACTGCGGCGAAAGTAAATACTATTATGTCATCTTCCTCACAGGACGAACCCTCTGCACCGATTGCGATAAACCTAAATATCGAGAGCGACAGAGTGGTTTGTCACACGCAAAAATGTTTTGAGAAATTAAGGGGGTTGACAGAATGAAACATGACGATAAAATCAGCGAACAAGCTGAAACGGTATTACTAGCTAAGCAAGTATTACTAGAAGTATTACTAGCTAGTAATACTAGTAGATCTACAAGTAGTACTACTAGTAAACCCCATAATAGTAATAATAAAGATTATACTAGAAGTATTACTAGTATGCTGGCTAGCACGCGCAAAAATAGCAGCCATGCGTATGTTTCTGCTATTAAGCGCAGAACGCTAGATGAAGATAGCTGGCGGCAAGATAGGCTTATAAAAGCTATTCGCAAAAAGTATAGCTCAGACCGCGTTAAAGATATTCTAAGAGAGATGGCTAGTGTTACGCGCTTTGAGCGTGTTGCATTTATGGACAAGATGGAGCAGTTACTTGGACTTAGCAGACCTAGATAGCTTATTTAAAGAAGCAGCTGAAACTGAAAGGCGTATGCCACCAGCTATGCGTAAAGCAAAGCAGGCAACCTGGCCTGATTATGTAAAAGATTGGATGGGTTATGGCTGGACACAGCAAGGCGAGACTATTCTGAAGCCAACAGCTAAACAAATAGATAATCTGGATTATGCTTTAGGGCTTGGTCTTACCATGCCAGAAGATGATAGACGGCTAATCTGGGCAGTTTGTCATAGTGCTGCTTTCAAGCAAAGAGGTGCAAGCTGGACTAAGCTTGCTAGGATGCTAGGACTGCATGACCCACGTAGGGTAAAACAAGCTTATAAAGATGCACTAATACGCTTATATTATCAATTAAATTGATTTTTTATGCTTTTTCGTTTTGCGAATGACGCGAAATCGTCTATCATATTTCTATGATTAGGGCATATCTAGTATGTTACTAATTTAATTTTCCTTCAGAATTTCTCCCATTCAAACTGAGCTGCCCTTCGGGGCAGTTCTTTTTTGAGGTATCATGGCTAAAAGAATTACTAAAACTATCATGCAAACTATTGCTGACAGGCTTGCTACTGGACAGACACTTGTGCAGATCTGCAAAGACCCAGACATGCCAGCTTACAGAACTATTACAGCGTCTGTGCATAGGGATGATGAGCTGTGGGAAATATACCGTAAGGGCAGAGTTATGCAGGCAGAGTATTATGGTGATCACATTGTAGACCTTGCTACAGAGGCTTTGCCAGCAACTGTTGATGCCAAGGTATTGAATGCAGAGGTACAACGTAGACGGTTAGAGATAGATACGTTGAAGTGGACATTTGCACGTAACCAGCCTTGGGGCATTCGTGACAAGAAGGAAGACGCTAATGCTAACCAAGGAAGTATTACATTGAGCTGGGCTAATGGAGAGGTACATGCAGAATAAGAAGTACTCAAGCAAGCAGATGGCTATGGCTAAGCTGGCTGAGCCAAGGAACAAGATTACTGGAGCAGACTTAAAGAAGCTGCGAGAAAAAAAAGGTAATGGAAAAACGACCTGATTGGCTTAATCGAGCATTAGATCCTAACACTCCAATGACAGAAGCTAATGAAACTGTCAGGACAATGTCAGTAGATGGTAAGCTGTTTCCTACAGTCAGGATGATTAATGGTAAGCTAGTTAAGTTAGGTGATAAAGCAGCAGAAGACTATGCAATGCTGCGTAAGGATTTTATAGAGTTTGAAACTGACGAACAAGCTACAGAGTTTAGTAAGCAGCTGAGCAGGATGATAGGTGCAAGACGTAACCTGATGCAACGAAGTAAGCAAGAATAGATATATATATAGAACATCCTGTGTTGCTGAGCTACGCGCGTGAGGCATGCCCCAGCTGGAAACGCATAAGTAGTGCGGTGTCCTGTCTGGCTGTAACGTAGAGCCTGCCTTATATTTATTGTACAGCTGCATGGATTGTTCGCAGATTGTTCGCAGAATTAGTTGCTCGATTTGCCTGACGGACACCCACCCACCCCCAGAAACTGGGCGCCATATCTATAGGTATATATATCCTAATGAAAGTGTCTCACACTCACACACTGCGTTACATTCCGCACAGCGCAGTCCAGCAATACGAGCGAACAGGCTGGATAGTTTTGAAGCGAATGCATGGGCATCATGGCGAGTATGCGATGCTAATGGAAAAGATAGATGCAAATAGTAATACCGTACCAGCCAAGGAAGTTGCAGGCTGATTTACATCGTAGTTTAGACAGCCATAGATGGGGTGTAATTGTATGTCATAGACGCATGGGTAAGACGGTTATGGCTATTAACCATCTACTGCGTGCTGCTATTATGTGCCAGCATCCTAATCCTAGGTATGCGTATTTAGCGCCTACATATCGCCAAGCAAAGGCGGTGGCATGGGATTATCTGAAGCAGTTTGCTGGTAATATTCCAGAGGTAAAGTTCCATGAGACGGAGCTTCGTTGTGATTTGCCTAATGGTTCTAGGATTAATCTGTTAGGGGCTGAGAACCCTGATAGTTTACGAGGAATATATTTAGACGGCTGCTTTATGGATGAAGTAGCTGACATGCCTGAGAGCGTGTTTCCAGAGGTAATAAGGCCAGCGCTTAGTGATAGAAAGGGCTGGTGTTTTTTTGTAGGAACACCCAAGGGGCAGAATGCTTTTTACGAGTTATATGAGACTGCCGTTATTAGCAATGAGTGGTATACAGCGGTTCATAGGGCGAGTGAGACAGATATATTAGATGGCGGTGAGTTAGCCAGCGCAAAAGAAACTATGACGGCTGACCAGTATGCACAGGAATATGAGTGCAGCTGGGTTGCTAATGTGCCAGGGGCTATTTTCGGCAAGGAGTGTCAGGCGGCCTTAGAAGAGGGGCGCATAGGTAGGGTGCCTTATGATCAATCTGCGAAAGTGAGTACATTCTGGGATCTTGGTGTTGGTGATAGCACAGCTATTTGGTTTGTGCAGACTGTCGGCAGAGCTGTTCATGTTATCGATTGTTATGAGTCGAGAGGTGAGGGGCTGCCGCATTATTGCAAGATTTTAAGTGCTAAGAATTATTTATATGGTGAGCATTACGCGCCACACGATATCGAAGTCAGGGAGTTGGGGACAGGCAAAAGCAGGCGAGAGATTGCCTGGGATCTAGGTTTGAATTTCAGAGTAGTGCCAAAGCTGCCATTAGAGGATGGAATACATGCTGCACAAATGGTTTTTGGGCGTTGCTGGTTTGATGCAGAAAAGTGCAAATCAGGCATGGACGCGCTGCGTCAATATCATCGTGGGTATAATGAGAAGAATAGAGCGTTCCGCAATACGCCTGTTCACGATTGGTCTAGCCACTTTGCAGATGCTTTTAGATATATGTCGATTGGACTTAAAGAAACTAGAGCAATGGATAAAGCGCCACAAGCGCTAGCAGATATGAATTATAATCCATTTGCAGCATGATTGAACTACGAAAAGCTATTGAAGCTGACATTGATGCTATTTTAGAAATTATGGCAGAAGGTCATAACGAATCTGCCTTTGTTGGTACGTTTGATGAATGGACGGCACGCCATTACCTAAAAGGGTTTATGGAGCTGAAGCATAGCACGCTAATGCTTGCTGTTGACGGTAATAAGATCCTTGGCGGTGTGATGATGGCTGCCAGTTGGGAATGGTGCGTAGAGCCTATAGCTTATGTGGTTAAATTCTGGGTGCGTGCTTCTGCAAGGCGCACAAGGGCTTCAAGGCATTTAATGCAGTATATTGACGAGTTCGCACGCAGTTGGGGCTGCTCATCTGTCTATGCGACAGCAACGGCTGAATTAGACAAAACAGAACAAAGATTATTTGAGAATCTTTTTGCCAAACATGGTTTTGCAAACTGTGGGGCAACATTAAAGAAGGGTTTGTATAATGGGTAAGTTTTCTCCACCATCACCACCGCCTCCACCACCTCCACCACCGCCAGCACCAGCAATTAAGCCAGCAGCAACAAAGGCATCAGATGCTGCAAGGCAGACAGCTGCTAATAAAAAAGGACAGGCCGCAGCAAATGTAACTGGCGGCATGGGTTTACTGACTGAGGCACCCACACAAAAACCTAGATTATTAGGCCAGAATAAAATGAAAAGTGGTGGCTAATGGCTGAAACAGACAAACGCGCAGCAATGTTATTGAAGCGGTTCAGCACGCTTCAAGGACAGCGCTCAAATTGGGAATCTCATTGGCAAGAGGTTGCCGATTATATTGTTCCAAGAAAAGCAGATATAACAAAAAAGCGAAGTTCTGGTGATAAGCGATCTGAGTTAATATTTGACGGCACTGCTATCCATGCAGCTGAGCTTATGGCCTCTAGCTTGCATGGAATGCTGACCAATGCCAGCACGCCTTGGTTTGCTCTTAGGTTTACGGATGATTCATTTGAGACAGACGATATAGCAAAGGAATGGCTGCTCAGTGTAACGGACGTAATGTACCAAGAGCTGCACCGCTCGAACTTACATGAAGCAATACATGAGCTGTATAGTGACCTAGTTACATTTGGCACCGCTGTTATGTTCATAGATAAAGATGAGAATGACGCGCTGCGGTTTTCTACTAGGCATATTGCAGAGTGCTATCTTGCTGAAGATGAATTTGGCAGAGTTGATACAGTCTATCGTGAATTTAAAATGTCAGCACGCGCAGCTGTGCGCCAGTTTGGTATTGAGAATGTAAGTGAGCGTATTGCTAAATGCGAAGAGCGTGACCCTTATGAGCAGTTGCGTATTGTACATTTGGTAACACCGCGCACCGATAGAGTAGCTGAGCGCATAGATGCGCTAAATAAACCGTTTGCATCTGTGTATTTAGACCCAGAAGACAAAGTAATCTTGTCTGAATCTGGGTTTGATGAAATGCCGTATGTTGTGCCGCGTTTTCTGAAGGCGAGCTTTGAGCATGGGTATGGGCGGTCACCTAGTATGACGGCACTGCCAGATGTTAAAATGCTTAACAAAATGTCAGAGG